CTTTTATTCTATTATTTTTTATAATTTGTATTCCTCCATCATCCGATTTAAAATGACCAGAAGTAATTTGTTGTAGTCTCATCATTTGAGTGATGACGCTTGCGGTTGTCGTAAGCTTCCCGTTTAATTCTGCAAGAGCCATTTTTTTCATTTGGTCGTACACTTTTTGTTGTTCCGGCGTTAACTGAATCATACGTTTCATGTAAGTTTTTTCGGGAAGATCTAAACAATCATCTTTTAAACATCTAAAAGAAAAAGGTTTTAACTGATTAGATAATTCGCCTAGGTTTCTGTATCCACTTACAATATGAATCATTCTACCACTTACATTAATTTGTTTCGTGATAGCGTACCTAGTTTTAAAACTAAAATAGGATTGTTGTTCTAACAACCAGGGATCTAGAAAATAACATTGAGTAAATAAATCAAGAGGTGATTTGGTTACCGGCGATCCAGTTAAAATTCTTTTGTATTTAACATCTCTTCCTAAATCTAAAATAGTTTTAGTTCGGATAGCCGTAGGATTTTTAATGGTAGTAGATTCATCAATCGCCATCATAGATTCATGGCAAGATAAAAATTTAGCTGCAAATATTTTTCCTTTTTTAGTAGACAATGCTTCTACGTTCATCACTAAAATATGAAGGTCGTCTGAAGATTTATATAATTTTTGTAATTCTTCTTCTTTCTTTTTACCTGCGGTAGATTCCCATAATACCACTTCTTTTTCTATGTGATCTGGCATATGATCTGGAATCTGTTCATCCGTCCAAGTTTTATAAACACCTTTAGGAGCAATAATTAACGCTCCATTAATTTTACCTTTATCATACAGCATGGCAATATTGTCGATCAAAACTTTAGATTTACCAGTACCCATTTCCATAAAGTACGCAAATACTTTTTTGTCCCAAGACATTTCTAAGGCCTTTAATTGATGAGCAAAAGGCTTGCTTTTAAATTTATAATGCATATACTTATTCTTTCTGTTGAAAAGATATATAGATAAGGTTATACAAAGTCAAGAATGAATAATACAGTATATGTAATACAAGATGTCCCAGGGACAAGGGAAGGTAGACCAAAAATTAATATTATTGGTGCCTCACAATTTGGTACATTAAAAGTATTGCTACCCGAAAACGCACAAATTATTTTAAGTGCAGGACCTTTAATTTTTAAATTAAGAAAAATGTTACAAAATTACACGCCTCAAGATTATTTATTATTAACAGGAGACCCCGCTATTATTGGTGTGGCCTGTTCTATTGTTTCTGATATTACTAATGGTAAATATAACTTATTGAAGTGGGATAAACAGGAACGAAGATATTATCCAATTGAAATTGATTTATATCAAAAAATTAGTTCGGAGGCTTGACAAACGTATTTTGAGGGATTATATTAGAAAGAAAATTAGAAAGGTTATAATATGAGTATAGATTTTAGAGACGATAAAATAGATGCAATGAAGGCTGTAGTTGATCCAAAACAACTAACCGATAAAGTGCAACAATTAAAAAATTTAGAAGATGAAATTGCTAATGCTGAAGAAGGTATTAAGAAATTAAAAGAGCAGGTAAAAGCTTTAGCAGAATTTGAAATTCCTTCCATGATGAAGGAAATGAATATTACAAAATTAAAGCTGAGTGACGGAGAATCAGTAGAAGTAAAACCATTTTACAGTGCGAGTATATCGCAAGGTAGAGGTGAAACTGATGAGTCGTACGCTGTAAGAAAAGCAGCAGCTTTTAAATGGCTTCGTAATAACGGTCGAGGTGATGTTATTAAAAATGACATCACTGTTACCTTTGGCAGTGGCGAAGATAACAAGGCGGCAGATTATGCTGTCCTTGCACGAGGTCAGGGATTTGAACCCGTCCAGAAGGAAAATGTTCATGCCCAGACACTCAAGGCAATTGTTGGGGAGTGTGTCGAGACTGGACTCGATATGCCCTCCGACGTATTTAAAACTTACGTAGGTAACCGTACAAAAATAACAAGGAGCTAATATGGACGAAGTACAAGTAAAGAAACCGGCACAAATGCCTTCTACTATTTTATTTAGGGAAGATGCCGACAAAGGTTTTGAGAATGTAAGGCAAGAATCTCTTGCTCTACCTATCTTAAAACTTTTACAAAACAGTTCAGGAGAAGCACAGAAACGTAATCAAAATTACGTAGAAGATGCAGAACCTGGAATGTTGTTAAATACAGTGACTAAAAAACTGTATCAAGGTGAGAAGGGTATCAATGTGATACCATGTTACTATAGAATGGAGTATCAAGAATGGGCAGAATTTGGAACTGGTTCAGGTAGACCAGAACAAATTTTTTCTGATGATTCTGATATTTTATCTAAAACAACTAAAGATGGTGGTAAAGATAGATTACAAAATGGTAATTATATTTTAACCGTACATCAAAACTATGTTCTCATCGTGGGAGATGATGGATCAGCTGAAACTGCTTTAATATCTATGAGTTCATCTCAAGGTAAAGTAAGTAGAAAATGGCAATCATTGCAAATGTCACAAACCATGACAGATGCTAATGGTCCTTTTACTCCGGCTTCGTACAGTCATATGTATAACATATCTACTGTATTGAATTCTGGAAAAGGAAATCAATGGTATGGTTACGCTGTCAAAACAGTCGGCCCTGTCAAAGATGCCAATTTGTATCAAAGAGCGAAAGACTTTAATCAAAGTTTAAGCAAATAATTGACACAATCGGGTGGTAGCAATACCACCCGAACAACTAGAGGGATATATGTTAGAAAGATTTAAAGAAATATTTAGTGGCTTAAATACAGCTTACGGTAGGACCATTAAATTAAATAAGTTAAGACAAGATGGTAAGCATGAAACAGAATCTAAAATTTGGAGACAACCTCCCACCGATGAACTTTGGCAAAAACATTTAGATGGAGAAGAGCCTGGATTAGGTATTGTACCTATTACTAAACAAAGTACCTGTAAATGGGGTTGTGTCGACATTGATCAATATAGTTTGAATCACAAAGAACTTATTACTAAGACAAAAGATCTTCCTACTATTTTATTTAGATCTAAGTCTGGAGGTGGACATTTATTTTTGTTTACCAAAGAATTTATTCCTGCGTCTTTAATGAGAATTAAATTAAAGATGATTGCTTCTTTTATTGGGTACGCTAAATCAGAAATATTTCCAAAACAAGATGAAAACAAATCAGAAAAAAGCGTAGGTAGTTATTTAAATCTTCCTTATCACAATGGAAATAGAACAGTTCGATATGCCTTTAATGATAAAGGCGAAGCAATGAAATTAGAAGAGTTTTTTGAAGTGTACGATAAAAAAGCATTGACGGAATCGGAGTTGATGAACTTAAAAATTCTTAAAAAAGAAAAAGAAAGCAATGATGATTTTAAAGGAATACCTCCTTGTTTAAAATCTATTCTGTCTCAAGGTGTAGAAATGGGTCAAAGAAATGAAACTTTATTTAATTTAAGTATTTATTTAAAGAAGAGATTTCCTAAAAATTGGGAAGAAAAAATGCATGATTATAATAAAAAATATTTTACAAATCAATTAGAATATACAGAAGTTACTAACACTATTAAGTCCGCTAGTGATAAAGAATATAGATATGGATGCGGTAAAACTCCTTTAGATAATTTTTGTGATTCTAAGAAATGTGTACTGCAAGAATTTGGGGTAGGAGATGATATGCCTGCTATCCAAATTGATTCGATTGAAAAGTATGATTCGGATCCTCCTATTTATGTCGCATGGATTGATGGAGAAGGAGTAGATTGTGATGACGTAACCCTTCATGACCCTGAAAAATTTTCAGTGGCCTGCATGAATCAAACGAAGAAGATCATGCTACCCGTGGCTAAAATTGTTTGGAGAAAAATGTTATCTAAATTATTTAGTAATATACAAATAACGGATGCTCCCGAGTCTTCTAAACTAAACGTAAGATTAAAAGATGCTTTTGTTCGGTTCTCTAGTCGAGCACCAGGGAAAAGTATATCGGATGTAAATAAATACAAAGCCTTTACGGAAGATGGTAAGACTATATTCAAATGGGAATTTTTTTGGCAATCGGTAAACAATAGTAATATTTTTGATCGTAAGTATACCAGTGTTAAATTACAAAAGATATTTTGTGATCTATTTAAGGCACAGGAAAAAGTTAAAAAAATAGATGGTAAGACAGCCAGAGTCATTGAGGTTTCTGCTATGGATTTAGATACTCCTGTTATTAGAAAGAACGTAAAGGAGTTAGCACCTTTTGAAGTATCATAGAACCATTATACCAGGACCTCCTGGAACAGGGAAGACTTACCGATTAGTTAATTTTCATTTAGATAATGAATTAAATAAATTAAAAACGGAGTCTAAAAAAATTTTATACATCTCTTTTAGTAATGCTGCTACGCAAGAAGCACGAAAAAGAATCAATGAGTTATATCCAGGCAATGAGGTTATTGTATCTACTATGCATTCTTTTGGAACTTCTATGTTAAAAATGGATACCCGTACCCAATTGTTAGAAGGTAAAGCTTGGAATACTTTTAAAAATTATTCCGGGATTTGTAAGGATTTAAATTTTGAAAATGTTCAGATCAATAATGGTTTTAGAGAATATAAAAATCATTATATGAAAATCATTGAGTATCATAGGAATAAACTAGTGAGCATTGAAGATGCAGCTATAGAATTAGACTTAATTGATTTTGTCAATATGCCATTATGTAAACAAATATTACAAGATTTAAATGACTATAAAAGAGATTATAACATGTATGAATTTTCAGACATGATATCCAAGTTTATTGAGAAAGATATGTGTCCGTCCCTCGACGCGGTTTTTCTTGATGAAGCTCAAGATCTAAGTCCCTTGCAATGGAAAATGTTTTTTTACATTGAATCCCGATGTAAACGTTCTTACATTGCGGGGGATGACGATCAAGCGATCTATTCGTTTCAAGGAGCTTCTCCAGAAACTTTTATTAACTTACAAGGAACCTTAGACCCTCAAGTTATTTCTAGACGAGTACCTAGAAGCGTGCATCGAGTAGCTATGTCTATTTTAGATAATTTAGATATACGAAGAGACAAAGAATGGGTTCCCAGAGATGCAGAAGGGTCGGTAATTGAAGATCATAATTTAGAAGATATTGATTTTAGTTCGGGAGAATGGATGATTTTGACTAGAACCAACGAACAGATGAGATATATATCCGAGTTTTTAGAAACAACCGGTTACCGATTTGATTGTAAATACAATGACTTATTACCACCTAGCTTAATCCAAGCCATTAAAATCTGGAGACGATTAAATGAAGGGTTTGCAGTAACGGGAGAAGAAGCTAAAAAAGTATATGAATTTTTAAACGTGAAACAACAGCATCTAAAATATGGATTTTCCAGTGGCAACACTTTAGACGAGGTGGAATTAGTAACGTTAGAGGAACTTAAAACGAGTCACGGGCTGCTGGTAGCGGGCAGCTGGGATCTATTTAATATTTCTAAGGATCAAAAAAATTATATTGCAGGGTTAATTAAAAATGGAGATGATCTTTCCAAACCCTCTAGAATCAAAGTTTCTACTATCCATAGTGTCAAAGGAGAAGAATCTGAAAATGTTATTTTGTTTACAGATTTAGAACCGGTTATTTATCGTTCCGCACGGAAAGATAAAGACACAGAACATAGATTATATTTTGTAGGAGTGACTCGTACAAAAGAAAATTTATACATTATGAGTAGAAATTTTAAACATCAATATATAATAGGAGGAGAAATCATATGACGACTAAAGCAGATATGGAACGTTTGTTTCCATCTACAAGACAAGAAGGCGGAGATCACTACTCTAAACATAAAATACAACCATACACTTTTATACAGACCAATGGCTTGAGTTTTTTTCAAGGAAATGTTATCAAGTATGTAGTACGTTATAAAGATAAAAATGGTATTGAAGATCTTAAAAAAATTATTCATTACTGTGAATTAGAAATAGAAAATATAAGCAAATGAGTTTTGCTTTATTAGTAACTATAGTAGTGTTAATGTATTATGTTATTTGAAGCAGAAATAGAGTGGAGTTGTCCGGAAACGTTTCCTGATTTAAGTCACGCAAAGTATATTGCTATTGACTTAGAGACTAGGGATCCTGATTTAAAATCTAGAGGTTCTGGAGCGGTCATTGGTAATGGAGAAATCATTGGTATTGCCGTAGCCGTAGAGGGATGGTCTGGATATTATCCTATTGC